AAAAGCATTAGATTTTATGTCCAAATGGGACGGATTGGATGGTAATGATTTAGATTTGATGTTTAAAGAAATGTTCCGTGTAATGAAGTTCGGTGGCTATCTATTACTATTTGGGTTAGATCGTCAGTTAGGACCATTACATTATTATGCGGTTAAAAACGGCTTTGAAATTAACCAAAGTTTATATTGGTATTTTGTTTCAAATTTTCCAAAGGCAACTGATGCTGGTAAGATGATTGATAAGAGATTGAAGAAGGAGAGGGAAGTGGTAGGTAAGAAAACTGGTGGCGCTTATTCTTGTGAAAATAATGCTGGTTTTAGAGAAGATGAAATAAATAGAAACTATTATAAACACACAAAGCCAACAAGGGGTGAAGGACTTGGTGATGTCACAGCGCCAGCATCAGACCTCGCCAAAGTTTTTGATGGTTACAAATACTCAAAAGCCCCGTTGAAACAGATGGTGGAGACGATTTGTATATTCAGTAAGCCTACCAAGAATAAGAGTGTTCTTGATGATATAATTGAGTGGAGTGAAGGAGTAGATTTATTGAACTATGCTCCTAAGGTTGGTAAGAAGGAAAGGAATAGCCATATTGATTATAATGAAGACGTTGAAAATCAACAACTTAACTTACATCCCACATTGAAGCCCATTAAACTTATAAGTGAAATAGCAAAGTTATTCAAACTACCAGATATAGTTAATCAAAAAGTATATATTCCATTTTCGGGAAGTGGCAGCGAGTGTATAGGATTTCTTGATGCAGAATATAATCATAAGAATATAACAGCTTGTGAAATGAACCCTGAATATGTTGAGATAAGTAAAAAAAGAATAAAACATTTTTATGACGAAAATAAGTCCTAAGTTAATAGATGTTGAGAATAATAGGGTTGAATATATAAGCGATACTGATAAACAAAGTAGAAAAACTACTTATGATAAACAGAATAAGTTTGTATATGGTTATGGTAATAAATTATTCGGTGATACTAATGATGTAATGTTTGATGATAAATTAAAATATACAACAGAGTTCAGGGAAGGTGGTAGATTTCCAACCCAGTTATTCACCAACATAAAAAATGATAGATTTAAATATGTCAAGAATATCACCTAAGTTAATTGATGTTGAGAGTAATAGGGTTGGTGGTGAGTTAGTATCAACACATCCAAATGGTAAAGGTAATACTGGTGATCACGGAATATATGGTGTGTTTCAAAATATAAAAGGTAGTGATGATAGAGTAGGTAGATTTCCAACACAATTATTTACTAACATAAAAAATGAACAATATAAGTATGTCAAATATATCACCTAAATTAATAGATCAAACAGAAGGAATAAGATATACAGGAAGTAAAAAGGAAATTTTACCAAAGATATTAGAACTTACTCAAAAATTGAATATTAAAAACATATTAGATGGATTTGCTGGAACAACAAGAGTAAGTCAAATGTATAAAATGAATGGATATAACGTAGATTCTAATGATTTGGCTCCATTCACTAAAGTTTTTGCTGAATGTTACTTGGTAAACCAAAAACCTGAATCTTATTATAAAGATAAAATTAAATATTTGAATTCATTAAAAGGGGTAAATGGTTGGTACTCAAACATATATGGTGGTATAGTAACAGAAAATGAAAATGGTAATGCTGTACAAACTGATGGTAAAAAAAGACCTTGGCAATTACATAACACAATGAAATTAGATTCTATTAGAAAAGAAATAGAATTAATAAGTGATGATGAAATAGAAAGGTCTGTATTATTAAGTAGCTTAGTGTTAGCGTTAGATAAGGTTGATAATACACTTGGACATCAAGTAGCATACTTAAAAGGTTGGTCAAATAGAAGTTTCAATAAATTAGATTTAAAAATTCCAAAATTAATTATAAATGAGGGCGAATACAATGCAATAAATAAAGATATTTTTGATATAGATAAAAGTTATGATTTAACATATTTAGATCCACCGTATGGTACAAATAATCAAAAAACTAAAACTACAAGAGTTAGATATGCATCTTACTACCACTTATGGTCAACAATCATCAAGAATGATGAACCTGAAGTTTTCGGAGCAGCAAAAAGAAGATATGAATTTTCAAGTGATACAATACCTGGTGCTATATCTGTTTTTGAATCAACAAAATATGATGTTGTTAAAAATTCAATTAATGATTTGATGAAATTAAATTCTAAGTATTTTTTATTTTCATATAATAATAAGAGTAAGATTACTATACCTGATTTAATTGATATATTTAATGAACACAATTTAATAGAAACATTAGCGTTTTCTCATAAAGAAAATGTTATGAAAAGATTGACATCAAATAAAGAGTGGCTGGGTGATCAAACCGAAAATATAGAATATTTATTCTTGATTAAAAAAAAATTAGATAAACTTGGTAATTGAGTTCAAACCACAACCTAAGTTAATAGATGTTGAGAATAATAGGGTAGATATAAAAAATGATAGATTTAAGTATGTCAAAAGAATTAACATTTGAACCTTTACCTATACAATATAAAGTTTGGAATATGTTATTTGATGATGTAACAACACAGATACTTTTCGGTGGGGCAGCCAGAGTATCAAAGAGTTATTTACTTGTGGCGTGGGCAACTATATATTGTTTAGCATATCCAAATATACACGGAGCTATATGTAGAAGTAGATTAACTTCATTAAAAAAAACAACACTTCAAACTTTATTTGAATTTTTCAGGCATCAAGATTTAAAAGAAGATAGAGATTTTATATTTAATAGAGGTGATATGATTATAACATTCAATAATGGTTCTAAATTATTCTTTATGGAACTTTACAATAATCCTTCGGACCCCGACTTTGATAGAATTATGAGTATGAGTTTAACATTCGCAGGAGTTGATGAAGTTAGTGAGATTAGTGAGAACGCTATAAATAAGCTTCAGACAAGATTAAGTCATATGTTGATAGAGTATAACTTAAAACCAAAACTATTACTTGTGAGCAACCCCAATAGGGGCTGGCTCTATTCAAAATACTATAAACCATCAGTAGAAGGAACTTTACCAGATTATAGAAAAGTAGTTCTTGGTTTACCTGATGATAATAAGTTTGTATCTAAAGATTATATTAAAAATCTTGAACAATTAGATACAGTTACGGTTCAAAGACTTAGATATGGAAACTGGGACTATTCAGATGATGATTTAGCAATCTTCCAATATGATGATGTCTTACAGATGTTCTATAATGAGGTAGTTGGTGGTGAGAAGTTTTTAACTTGCGATGTAGCTAATATAGGAAAAGACAACACGGTGATAGGCATTTGGAATGGACTGGAATGTTTTAATATATACACATATACTTCGACCGACACACCACAAGTGATTAGAATAATTAAAGAAAAAATGAAGACATTTAACATAAAGATTAAGAATGTTGTTATTGATGCTGATGGTTTAGGAATAGGAGTTGCTGATCATTTAAAAGGTTGTGTTCCATTTAAAGGTGGTTCAAGTGCTTTGAATAAGGCGAACTATATGAACTTAAGAAGTCAATGCTATTTTAAATTAGCAGAATTAGTTAGAGATATTAAAGTTGTTGATAAGAATAAAGATGATATTATTCAGGAGTTACAAGCGCATAGAGTAAAGAACCCAGATAACGATGGGAAGACGCAGGTTGAATCAAAAGATTTAATTAAACAGAGAATAGGTAGAAGTCCTGATTACAGCGATTGTCTCATGATGCGTATGTATTATGAAATTAAAAAAGCAAGACAAAAAACATTTGTATATTAAAAAATGATAAATTTAAATATGTCAAGAATATCTCCTAAGTTAATAGATGTTGAGAATAATAGGGTTGGTACTGATGATATAATACCAAATAATATACTTCCAAACATCAAGGGTGATGGTAGTAAGTTGATGAGGTCTGTAACTGGGTTAGATGTTGAATATAGTGAAGTTATATCATATAAACAGAATATAACTGGTAGATTTCCAACACAATTATTTACTAATATAAAAAATGATAGATATAAGTATGTCAAGAATATCACCTAAGTTAATTGATGTTGATGGTAATAGGGTTGGTGATGAGTTTATTGAAACTATAAGAAAGGTAGAAAAAATACATTTTAGTTCAACTATAAAACCATATTATAAAAAAAATCGTGGCAGATTTCCAACACAATTATTTACTAACATAAAAAATGATAAATTTAAATATGTCAAAAATATCACCTAAGTTAATTAGTGTTGAAGGGAATAGGGTTGGTGATGAAGGTGGAACTTATAAAATATATACAGATGAACCATATTTAGATAGTGATAAATGTAAAGATGGACTTGGAACATATGGTGGTGGTAAAGGTTTATATAAGAATAAACCAATAATACATAAAGGAAATTTTGGTAGATTTCCTACTCAGCTTTTCTGTAATATAAAAAATGAACAATATAAGTATGTCAAGAATATCACCTAAGTTAATTGATGTTGAGAGGAATAGGATTGATAGTGATATGAAACAACCTAAAATTTCCAACACTAAAGAGTATCATAATAAACAAACTAAAAGTTTAGATAACGGTAAAGAAGGAACAGGTTTAATCAGGATGTCAGTGTATAGTGAAGGTGGTAGATTTCCCACCCAACTTTTTTGTAATATAAAAAATGATAGATTTAAGTATGTCAAATATATCACCTAAGTTAATAGATGTTGAGAATAATAGGGTTGAAGCAGGTTATATAGGAAGTAGATTAAATAAGACATATAAGCCTTGTATAACATTTGGACCTAATGCGAATAATAAAGTTGATGATTATATACCTAATAAAAATGGTAGATTTCCAACACAATTATTTACTAACATAAAAAATGATAGATTTAAATATATAAAAAATATATGATTATTTAAAATGAAAAGAAAAGATTTTAGAATAGCAGAATATGATGGTGTTTTTACTATCAAAAGGAAACAAATAACAACAGAAACCAGATTATTCAGGAAGGATATTATAACAACAAGATGGTGTAATGTAAATATTTACGGAGGAGTTTATCATCCCTTAGCATTCAGCACAGAACAATCTGATTTTGATAGTAAGTCAGCAGCAACAAAGAAAATAA